AATCGATTGAGTCTGCGAATCCCGGCAGGCCAAACTCAGCAAGCGAGCCTTGGATTAACCTGATGCTTCGTGGCATCGCGGTCGGAACTGGTTTGAGCTATGAGACGGTCGCCAGAGACTACAGCAAAACAAACTACAGCAGCAATCGAGCCAGCCAGCTTGAGGACCGCAGAAGGTTCCGACGATGGCAGCGGTATCTGATTGAGAAATTGAATCAAAGAGTTTGGGATAAATTCTGCTTGTCGGCTGCGATGGTTGACCTTGCGGGATTTCCTAGCGTTGCGGACTTGCTCGACAATCCGCGCAAGTCTGCTCCTTGTGAACACATGCCGCCGAGTTGGGAATGGGTTGACCCGCAGAGCGAGCAGCAATCGAGCGAAGCAGGACTCAAGGCATTTCAGACAACGTATCTCGATGAGCTTGGCAGTCGAGGTAAAAACTGGCGCCATGTTTTTTATCAGCGAGCAAAAGAAGAAAACCTGCTCAAGCAACTTAGACTCGTCAGTCCTACGGCAGCGGTCGAGGCTGAAGCTCAAGCAAAGATGGGAGCCGCATCGCAGCCGCACCAGCCAGCTCAGCAGGCGGCTACCGGCAGCGGCGAAATGATGGGGCTCTCGCGGCTTCAGTGGCAGCGCAATCGCAAAGCAATCATGGACGTGCTCAAAGATGTGATGGCAAACGCAATCACGCAGGCACAGGCCACGGTTTTGCTGAGTGGTCTGGGCTTGAGCGCCGATAACGTCTCGGCGCTGCTCGCTGATGCGGCTGATGGTCGGGTCGAGTCTGTGCCGCAGGAGGCGGAGGCCGATGCCTGAGAAATATGAGCACATTGATTTCAAGCCGCCAGCAGGAGTCAGAGCCGAAGCAAAAAAAGGGCTTGAGTGGCGCGACGAACATAACCGAGGCGGCACGATGGTCGGAGTCGCAAGGGCTCGCGACCTGAGTAACGGCAAGAACATATCAGCGGACACGGCAAAGCGAATGAATAGTTATTTCGCTCGCCATGCGGTTGACAAAAAAGGTAAAGGCTGGAGTCCCGGCGAAGATGGCTTCCCTAGTGCAGGCCGCATCGCGTGGGCTCTCTGGGGCGGCGATGCAGGCGAGGCATGGGCCGGAAAACTTGTTCGTCAGATTGAAGCCGCAGACAAAAAAGAAAGGTCGCTGCCAGTGAAGCCGAAGCAAATTAAAAGCTGGAAGTCTGACGAACTGCCGCCGCAGAAAATGATTTTGCGGATGGTCAGCGTTCGCGCTGAAACGGCAAACGCAGAAACAAAATCCGTCGAGGTCGTCGTCGCCAGTGAAAATCCCATCGAGCGATACGACTCAGAGCGAGACTCTGTAATCCGCGAAATTCTGTTGATGGACGGCGTTGAGTTTCGCACTGACAGGATGCAGTTACCGATTGTCGACTCGCATGACCGCAGCACGGTTCGCAACGTTCTCGGCTCAGTCAGGAATATCCGCAAAGAAGGCACTCAGCTTGTCGGCGATGCAACGTTTGCCCGCGACTCGGACTCGCAGAGCGCATACGAAAAACTGCTCGATGGTCATCTAACTGACTTCAGCATCACGGCAACGCCGAAACAAATTACAAGCGTCAGGCGAGGTGAGACCTACAGCCTGCGTGGAGAAATAATCGAAGGTCCGGCTGACATCGTTACGCGATGGATGCCGACCGATGCCTCGCTGGTCGCGGCGGGCGCAGACGAAACCTCAACAGTACGCGACCTGCGACGAAGTTACTTTATAAACGGAGACGATTTGATGAAACGCGCTTTGACTGAAGAAATGAAAGCGATGCTTGTCGCTAAGGGTATGCCTGAGCAAATCGAAGACCCAGAGCAAGCCCTGACTTGGGTTGTCGGCATGATGACTGAGGCGGCTGGGGAATCGCCGGAAATTGAAATGGAAAACAAGCCAATGGAAAACGCAATGGCTGCTGAAGACGAAATGAAAAAAATGGAGCATCCAGAAAAGAAAATGGCCGAAGGAATGGACCAAGAAGAAGAAATCAAGCAGACCGTTCAGCGAGCCCTGAAAGAAGACTCGAAGCGGCGAAAGGAAATTGTTGCACTGTGTTCGGCAGCGAATATCGAGCGTTCGTTTGCTGAGCAACTTTGCGACACTGGCGTCTCTTTAGATATTGCTCGAACCCAGATTTTGGAGAAAGTTCTTATGACCAACCAACCGTTGGGAGCTTCTTCGGGGCGCGAGCGCATCGAAGTAACTCGAAGCTCTGATGACAAGTTTAACGAAGCGATTCGCGATGGCCTTATCAGTCGCGCGTTTCGTGGCGCTGGCCTGCGGACGAGTCCGTTTGCTGGCGGCAAGCCTGCTGAGGGCTCGGAAGAGTTCAAGCATTTTGGCCTGATGCGAATGGCAGAAAAGATTTTGCAGCGTCAGGGTGTGAACACTGACCGCATGAGCAATCGTGATATTGCTCTTGCTGCTCTTGGCTCGCCTGCTGTCTGCAATCGATTTAACATCGAGCGTTCGTCCTACCATACGACCGGCTCGTTTTCTAATCTGCTTCTCGATGCCGCCAACAAAACTTTGTTGACTGCTTACGACGAAGCTCCGACGACTTATCAGCTTTGGTCGCGAACTGCTCCAGCAGTCGCCGATTTCAAGACAGTAAATCGGATTCGATTTTCGGAAGCTCCAGACCTTGAAGTCGTGCCAGAGACCAAGCCTTACAAGCAAGGCGTGATGACCGACAGCAAGGAAAGCTACAAGGTCGAAAAGTACGGTGCGATTTTTACCGTGAGCTGGGAGACGGTCGTCAATGATGACCTCGACGCTATCTCGCGGATTCCTGCAATGCACGGCAACGCCGCTCGCCGCAAGGTGAACAAAGTTGTCTATAACGTGCTGACCAGCAACCCGACGATGGGCGATGGCTTCAGCTTGTTTTCAGCGTCCCATGCCTCAGGAACAAACTTCGCAAACGCCTCGGCTGCTCCTTCGGTAACAACGCTCAACACGGCGTTTCGTGACATGATGAAGCAGAAAGGATTGACCAGCGATGCGATTATTAACGTGAATCCTCGCTATCTGATTGTTCCTGTTAGCGTTGCGGCTGGAGCGCTTCAGCTTGTCGGCTCGCTTGCCGACCCTGCTGCTGGCGGCTCGTCTACGACCGGCAATAGCAACACGCTAAATATCTACGGACCGAACGGAGTGCGTCCGCTTCAGGTCATCGTCGAGCCAGTTCTCGAAGCCTACAGCACGACCGGCTGGTTTTTGGCTGCTGACTATGCCTCAGTCGATACCGTCGAAGTTTCTTTCCTGCAAGGCGAGGAATCGCCAGTGCTGGAAAACGAGTGGGACTTTAACACAGATTGCTACAAATACAAGGTTCGCCAGACGTTCGGCGTAGCCGCGATTGATTGGCGTGGTCTGTATAAGTATCACAACGCCTAGTCGATTTACTTGCTTTCAATTCACAAAAAAACTTGAGGAAATTTCAATATGTATAACGCTTATCCTTTGCATGATTTTATCTACGGAGGCGACGACTTTATTGGCGGCGCAACCTTGGCCGCAACTGTCGGCGAGGGACTCTGGAAGATTACCGACACCAGCTCAGCCGGTACGCCAACCTATACCAAAGATGCGGCTGCTCACGGCGGCGTAGTAACTTTGGCTTTTGACTCACAAACTGAGATTCAAAATGTTTGCTTGGACTTCGGCGACAAACTACAGCTCGATATCGACTCGCTGATTGAAGTCGAATTTCGAGTTAAGACTGTCGCTACGCTGGACTCGGCAACAACTTTGACGTTCGGCCTACAATCAAATCGAAACGACAACACAGACTCGACGACTAACAATGCTCAGTTCAAGCTAGTCGCCAATAATAATGTTGTCGTCGAGACTGATGACGGCACGACCGACAACGATGACAAGGCGACTGGGCAAACGCTGGTCGCTTCATTTAAGCGTTTTGTTATTTCGTTCGCTGCTGGCAAGAGTGACGTTCGCTTTTTTATCGACGGCGACCGAGTTGCTTCAGCAACCACGTTCACGATGGCCGCTGCTACTGGTCAGCTTCAGCCGTTCGTCCAGATTCAAAAGACCTCGGACAACAACACCGACAGCGTTTCAATCGATTACATCGGCTGGAAGGCTCGACGGGTCTAATCAATGACGCTACGCGAATCTATCGCCAGCGATGCGGTCTCGGTGTTCTTGTCTTCTGATGAGTTTGCCGAGACTGTTGTCTATCATCCTCGCAGCGGCGGCTCTCGGACGATTCTCGCCATCGTCGACAGGGAGCCGCCTGCGTTGATGGACGATGCAGGCAATATGCTCGCTTTGTCTTTCATGCTCTACGTTGCCAACTCGGCAACAAGCGGCATTACTGCTCAGGAAATTGATACGGGCGGAGACGAAATTTTGATTGCTGCTCGCGTCAATGACGCTCAGAAAAAGACCTGCACGATTGTTCGCGTTATGGACAACGACCACGGCATGCTACAGTTGGCGGT